TCTGACACACAGAGAGAATGGTTAGAAAAATTCATTGAATCTTGGGATATGGCTATGGATGTAGATAAATACATTTATGATCAAAATAAAGAGGGGGAATAATGATTACACAAATAGTAGTAATTGAAAACAAATTAGGTAAATTTGCTTTTACCTATGGAGATAATGATGATTTGTTTTACCAAGAATTTGGAAAAAACAATCAAATTTATTTTACAAAAGATGGTAATGAGGGTGGTAATCTTTATGATGATTGGGAAATAGTAGATATGCCTAGATTAGATAAAGATTATATTCCTATGGTCAATCAAGCAATTAAAAAACTAAAGGGGGAATAATGGAAACATTTAAAGAACTATTAAACTTTGCTTGTTTTATAATTATTATGTACTTTCTATTTTGTGTATTGCAATATGCACCACAAATAGAGCAACTAATAATAGAAATGAAAGGGGGAGCAATTTGAAAGAAATAATAATAAATATTCTTTGCTTTATTGCTCTTAGCATAATGGTTGTATTCTATTTCTTATTATTGTTTGGGGTAATATGAAAGAAATAACAACTACACTAAGAGCAGAGTACGATAGTCTGCCAAAAGAGGTAAAAGACAAGATTAGTTATGGCGATTATTGTAACGACCCAAATATTAAAACATTTATTGAAACTGCCAAAAATATTGCAATAGGTAGGATGGCAGTAGCCATACAAAGAAAAAAAGGAAATTACAGAAATTGAAAACCACAGTAAGTGTAGCAACACAATCAAATAGTGGCGATAAATGGTTATATGGCACACCACTTTATTTACAAAAGTGTTATCAATGTAATAAAAATTTATATTGTTTATCTGTTAAATATAACAACAAATATAAAGAATTTTATTTATGTGTTCATTGTTGCGATTTTCCTTTTATTAATTGGGATAGACAACATTACATTGCTTGGTGGATGAAAGTTAATTTAAAAAAGATTTATGATAGAAGTATTTATTATTCTTGAATTGGTTTCTCTTGTTTATTATTTGAATCAAACATAACACTTGCATTGAAAGAAAAACTGATTCTCTCATCTAGTTCATTATCGCTAAAGAAAGGGTAAACTGTGTGCCTTAGATTGCTAGGAAATAAGAAATATTGCTTTTCTAAAGGTTGTATTAAGTAATTAGCATTATTAAAAATAGACTCAGTTCCCTCTAAAAATTCAATATATCCTGTAGTGTTGTGATGTTCTTTACTATGCTTGTAATCTTTCATAGCTTTAGGAAACTTTAAATAACCTACACAGCTAAGATCAGGATTATTATTGGGTGTAGTATGAGTATGACAACAATTATAGTCGCCAGGTTTTTGCACTACATACCAACCACTATGAATTAATATTCTTTCAATCGGCATTTCTCTGTAATGCGTTTCAACATAACCTTTAATAATAGGGTCAAAAAAATTCTTTTTCCATTTTATTAATACTTCAGGTGTAATTAAAAATTCTTTATAAATTTGTCCTGCAAGTTTATGACCAAAAGCATGAGTTTCTGATTTTTTAGGATCTTGCCTTATGTCATTTAAATCTTTTAGAAAATCTTTTACAAGTTCATTAGGTAACTCAGCTTTAGCCATAGTTGAGCCAAAAGGTTTAAATAGTTTAAAATTTATTTTACTCATAAATCGTTTATATCGTATAGTTCTTTAACTTCAATCTTATAAGCTGGAGGTCTGTTAACATGACCAAAATTAGTTAGCCTTTCTGGCATATCAGTAATAAAAGGAAACCAACCTACAATAGAAAATTCAAAGCTACCTTCATCAATAACTAAAACATATCTACCCCTTTTCTCATTAGGTCTAATTAATAAAAAATTATAATCTTTTCTCTTTTGCGATCTTATTTCTATATTGTTTTGCATATCTGAGTCTGTATATCTAGCATAACGATCAGAGTAAGAACCATTAAAGTATTTATTTTGTGATTTAGCAAATGCAACCTCAGCACAAGCACCCATAATACCAAGAGCTAAAGTCTTTTCATCAGATCCTTTATAGCCATAAGAAAAAGATTTACCCATTTTAAGGTTTTCTATAAATCTTCTTGTTGCTGTGTTAGCAGCTAGTTCAACTTCAAAAGGTTCAAGTTTTATCTTCATCTTTTTTTTTTTTAAACATCTTTAGCATTTCATAATAAGCCTTACCACCAGCATATTCTATTTCTTCTTGTAATTCTTTTTTTGCAATTTGATTAGGTACATTATCAAGTTTTGTATGCCATATTTTTTTAGCATAGCAATCAGCACATAATGGTTTGCCGTTATGTTCTATTAATGCTGTCATTACGCATTCGCTGCATTCTTTCCATTTTTCCACTTCAGGATATAAATAACTCATTTAGACACTTTCTTAAAGACCTATTCTTTTTGAGTATCGGTGCAAACTCTTGACTTAAATAAGCTGTCTTTTCTTCTCCTATTTTATTAATATCAACTTCATTTAAATCACAAATAATATGCCAAAGCTCATGATATATAGTTTTAGCTAAATTCATTTTAGATTGATTAGGGTCTATACTAAGTTGAAGTTTACTTCCTTCATACAAACCCCAACAATCTTTTAATGATTTCCAATAAACTTTAATTATTTTTTTTTTATATTTAATCTTGCGAAATTTCTGCATTTACTATCGCCTTACCTATTTCATAAGCTATTTGTGGCACAATACTATTACCAAGTGCTTTTATTCTGTTGGATCTATTTGAGTCCAATTCATAGGATATCCCATTAGGAACTCCACAAAGTTCGGATTGAGTTTGCCACCAGGTTTGTTGTTTTTTAAAACTTGAATTGAAAATTTTTCTTGATTTATCTTTCTTTTGCAAGTTATCGGATTGTAGGCTATGTCCTTGTAATCCGATGCTGTTGGTGTTTTGTACATCCTCTCTAGGTAAAGCATCGCATCCGACAGTTTTGCTCCGAATGTGCTGTTCGGTTTGTTTTTCTTTCGGAGTATAAAACCTCCAGATTTCGTTTGCTCTACTCTCTTGCTTTGTTCCCCTCCCTCTTCGCAACCTACTGTTGGAGTTGGGTACATAGCTTGATAACGAACTCTTGATGCTAAATTTGACATTTTTTTTTGAAAGTTCTTTTGGTTCATTTTGTGAGTTGTATGTGGAGGTGTCCGATCTTCGTACTGTGCTGGAGTTGGCAATAATCCAAACTCTTTTTCTTTGATGCCAAGCACCGATGCCTGAAGCTGGTATAACAAGACATTGGACTTGGAAACCTTCTTTTTCCAAATCAGTTTGCACCTGTCTGAGTACCAAGCCGTTGTTGATGTTAATAATCCCTTCAACATTTTCGCCAACAAACCATTTTGGTTTTGTTTCGGCAACAACTCTAATAGTTTCATCCCAGAGGTAACGATCATCGTCTTGTCCTCTTCGTTTTCCTGCAACTGAGAATGGTTGGCATGGGAATCCTCCTGAAACAATGTCGGCTGCGTAGTTTGATCCTTTAACATTTCTAATATCCTCCTCTATTGGTATATTTTTAAAATTTTTCTGCAATACTTTTTGGCAAAATTTATCTTTTTCTACAAATCCTATAGTTTTGATTCGTTTTGTAGCTTCCATACCTAGCGAAAAACCACCAATTCCACTAAATAAATCAAGTAATCTAAGCATATTCGCTTGTAGATTATTTAATAACTTTAATCAAGATGTATATTGCTTTTACAATATTTGTTCTATATAACCGAATCAATGCTGATAAAAATTGGAAGTGAATGGAAACATAGAAAGGACGGAGGTTGCTTTTCGGCAGACCATCTTTCTCCCTCACAGTTGACAAAACCTACGGATCAATGGTTTTATAACTATTGCGTCTTGTCAGAAGATGAAAGGAAAAAGCTACCTCCTAATATGAAGATGATTTTTGGAGCTATGGTTGGGAGAGCTTTGCAAGATATAGTCGTTCATAAATTAACAATAAAAGAAGTAATGGAAGGGAAAAAATAAATGGCAG